TTCATAGTACCTACGCGCATTTGTGGGCCGTTGGTCTTGGCCATCATGTCTTTCTTTGGCATGTATGTGACTGTGTAGAGCTTCTCCATTTGCTTCTTAAAGTCTGTATAACCAAAGCTCATCGAAGAACAGAACGATCTCAAGAGACGCTCTTCAATGTAGAAGTCCTTGCAACCCGGTGTTACGCCATTCTCTACACGCCCCATGACGTTGGCCTTGGTGGTTGCCCTGTCGATCATGGAGCCGTCACCCATAGCCGCAGACAACCCACCCTTCTCGCCATAATTAATGATCACAAACTTGCCCCAATACTCACGAATGAATCCGTTAAGCACATCCTCGGCACTACGCTTGTTGCCCCTGATGTTGTTGCGCATGTAGGCAATACGTTTCTTAAGCGCCTCAATGATCTCGTTCATGGGGAACTCAGCAATGTCTGCATGTTGGGAGTTCATAAGTAGCCCTGCGCTCACCATCGTGCCAATGCCTGCCATCCAAAAACGCTCATCGTTGGTCGCGTTAAAGTCTAGGTACATCTGAGTCACAGCGCTTGTCACCATCTTGGCAACGAACGGGGTATTATCCACCATGTATTGCGCCAAGAGATGCCCTGCAACCCCATAGTTGTGAGAGATAGACTTAATGATCTCGATGTCTTCGGGCGACCACTTGAGTTCTTCATCCATGACAAACTCGATCAAGCGTCTTAACTCACCTTCAGCCGCGTGTTTCCTGTCTCCAGTTAAGGTGTCAACGACGTGGGTATTGGACGACATGATTGCTGTGCTCATCCATGTGGACAAGTTCAAGCGCTCCTTGTTAGAGCCTGACTCCATACGCTCCTTGCCTCGGCCTTCAGTCATGTCAAGCAAGAACTCGGGGAACCACTCAAAGTCGTTGCGGTTCTTGGATGTGATCTCATCCGTTACAAGGGGCAAGCTGTTGAGCAAGCCTAGTCTTTGTTGCATCGCAACAGGAGAAGTTCCCTTACCCGTACGATAATGAACAGGATGCCCCCATACAGAAGCAGCGCCCTCCAAGGCAAGCGATTTACCTGTACCTGATTCTGTAGAACCGCAATGGATTGTCAGCCCGTAGATACCAGTAAAGCGCATAAGCGGTGCACCTGCGCCCATAAGAATGATCGCAAGGTGGTCATACATTTTCTTTCGTATCAAAAGGTTTACAAAGTTACGGAACGCTTGGAGTTCTCCTGTGGGTTGTGTGTTGTTGACGATGTTCTCCAAGCCTGGCATGGGCACGGCTACTGGCTCTTTGCCCTTGGAGTAAATCTTTCCTGCAAATACAAAGTCTTCGTTGGCTTGCCAACCATAACTTGCTGGAACTTCGATGGGTGTTTTTTCTGTACTCATTTTTTCTACGCACGCTCTCACATAGTCTGCTAAGTTTTTATCATTTCCAGACCCAAAGGCGCTCACAATATTTTGTGATGCCAGAGTCTTGACAGTCTCATCCTTGCTGACCACTACTTTTTGTGGAAGCGTCACAGTCTGTGCGCCTTGTTGTCGTAGTGCAAGCATATGGATTGTGTGTTCATTGCCATTCTTTAGGATGTCTACAGGAAACAAATCGTAAGGCAGTATCATGATTTGTTTAACAACCTTGTTGCCATTTGCGTCTAAGTCTTCCTTCTCCATGAAAACCCCACCTCTTTCGCCATACGCATAGCCTCTGGGTGTTTCGGGTCTTTTGATTGTGCGGTTCTCCTTTGTGTCTGTGATCTCAATTAGTTTTTCTGTGCGTGTTACTGCGGTGTCTCTGCCAAGCACCAAGGGATTGGTGATCTTGCCCCAATGCTTGCATGAGGGGCAAACGCCTGGGTTCTCGCTATCCATTTTTATGCAAGGGTAGGGGCCTTTGATTTGACTGATCTTGTCGTGCATCCTCTCGTGAGAGTAGGGGTGCATGTCGCTCAACCACACCGATGCTTTCTCTGCGTCTACGCATACCTTAGTCCAAGACAACAACCCACGCCACAATGGCTCCATACCATCTTCACTAGCGTTGTTGATGTAGTGCTCAAGCTGACCGCACCCTCCGCCTTGCGCTGTGATTTTAATAATCTTACCAAACTTGGTTACAGAATTCTCAAAAAGTTTTACAGTCGTGGCGCTAGTAGATGTTGGTGGAGTTCCTTGCAATGCTATGGAATGCGTTGGCACTGCTTGAGACACCACGTTTTCATACATTGTCCCCACAAGATGCTTGGTTATTATGGCCTTCAAGTCCTCAAAGTTGAACAAGTCACCTTCATTCATGAACCGAACGTTGGTGACTTCTCTGACTTGCTTGTTTGCTTTGACCCCTGTGTTGATGGTGGCGGGTACGCGCAAGACTCTAGAGGCATCGCTTGTAATTGTGGGATCAATGGCCAGCTTCTTTTGAAAGCACAAGCGCTTGAATCCTTCAGCTACAGGCAACCACTCATTTTTGTCTACGGCCTCATGGAAAGGCCAGTATGCGTGTACTCCACCGCCCGATGCAACCAACCACGGCTGACCTAAATCACTCAGCCCAATCTCATTGGAAAAATCTATGATCGCTTGAACAGCCAACTTGGCTGATGCGTACGCCTTTGGTTTAATAAATCCATTCTCATCAGGTATATCTTTAGGATGGTTGCAGTCCACATCCACAGCAATGCACCTGACCATCTGCACGTTGGTGGAAGTTCGTGAGTAGTTGGTTTGCTTGTCATTCAACTCATCACCAAACGTGCCAAGCGCAAAATAAACATCGTAGTTCTTTTGCTTCCAGAGGTTTATCTTCGCTTCGGCTTCTTGTAAAGTATCAACATAAACGTGTTCCTTTTTCTTGGTGAGTTCTACCACGCAATAGCGTCCGTTACCTGGTGGCGGTAGAACCGCCGCCATAAAATCTAGCGGTTCCATTCATTTCCTTCGGGTTTATTTAAAGAGATCGAGTTGGCCGTTTTGTGGGTAAGGACGCGCGTCTTGCACATCGGCTTGCATAAAGCGTTTGAGCAATTCTTTTTGGTAGTCTATGGGCATACCCTCGGGGCGGTACACATAAGTTTCACTGAACCGAATCAACTCATCATTGGTTAGGGTTCTAGGTTGTATTCCTGACATATTCTTCTCCATGCTTCGTCTGCTGTTTTTGAGCTAGACATAATTTTTGTTAAAAGTTCAACCCGATTCTGATAAGCGACAAACACATCCTTACCCTCAAACCAGTTGTAAACTGTTTGTCGGGTAACGCCAAGTGCGTAAGCGATTTTCGTCACGGGAAAATCCAAATGAATAGCCCATCGCCCAAGAGTACTACCTAGAGTCTTAGGAGATCGAGCCACAAGGTCTACGATTTTGTCTGAGTATGGCATTTGTTTAGGCGGGGTACTCGCTGTATCCCTCCAGCTTTCCCCCTAAACTTAATTATTCATCATCCCAGTCGGACACGATGTCAGCAAGTTTGCTTTTCTTGGCAGGCACTGCAGTAGGCTTGGATGCTTCCTTGCGAACTTCAGGCTCCTCATCGGCCTCGGCTATGGGCGCTACCTTGGGTTTCTTAGCCACAACATCTACGGGCGGTGAGCCTGCAAGTGCGGGGGCTTGTGGTTTAACTCCATCAACTTGAGCCACCGTCATGCGCACAGCATCGAGTGCTTCTTGCGTTTGAGCCTTGGCTTTAGCTAACTCGTACTCGACATTGGTGAGCCAACGCACAGGTGCAAAGAGTAACTTGGGCGCTTCAGCCTTAGTATCGAACTTCATTTGCGTCACGATCTTCTCGATGTCCACAGGAGGTGATGCTAGGGCGAGGTGCTTAACGTACGCTTGCAATGGGCGCTTGTCGCCTTCTTCCTTACCAAAGATGGATGTAGCAGGCAGTGTGAGTTGCAACACATCATCAGGATTGTCCGCAAGCATCACTGCCAAGCGTTGCTGATAACGGCAAGCACGGCTATTACCCTGCCCTGATCCCGCTACGTTTTGCTTACAACTCATGCAAGTCTGTGCTTGTGGCGCTTTGATGGAAGCGTCAGGCATCTCACCATCGTTAGACCAGCAGTCTGGCCCTGTGATGTTGTCGCCATCATAGGACTTGGCGTAGAAGATACGGCTAACTTTGGGGGCAGCTTTGACCACGATGACATCAAGACTGCGATCATCAATGGATGCGATCTCTTTGCCACCTGCCACGATGCGGAACACGCCACCCTTGATGGAGATGCGTCTGCTCGTGTTGATTGTGCCACCCATGAGGGCTTTGGCTGTGTCGGATAGTTCGCCACCTTGTGCGAATGCGGGTACGTTTGATGGATTAAATACGGATAGGTTTGACATGGTTGTTACTTAGTTGGTTTAACGACGCGAATCTCATACTCTGAAGAAGAGTTGAGCCCTGGGGGAACTAGAGAAGGATTTTCCTCTAGAAATTTAGCCATATTAGCCTGTGCGATACGCTTCTCAAGCAAGTCCACGACATCATGCTCCACGATAAATCGCTTGAATGAGTCCCAGTCCTGCGTGTTGTAGCGTGTCTTGGTCACAAGGCTGATTGTGCCAAACTCGGTTTTGATCGACGTGGCGCCCTGCGCCTTCATCTGATCCTTGATCTCAAACTTGACAGCCTCAAGTTCTTCCTTGAGAAGCTCAGTCTGAGTATCGTACTCTTTGGTGAGTTCTTCCATCCGCAACTTGATCTTGCGGTATATCTTAGCCAGTTGTGCAAGAGGGATTACCTCGTCAGTTGTCTGTTCCATTTACTTTCCTTTGTTTAATTTACTTTTGTTTTGTTGTCTAGCGTTAGACATTGTATAACAGTTTTAAGCCATTGCAACCTCCTTGTTAATATTTATTTCGTTCTCAAACATTTCGGTAATAAGTAAGTTGTCGCTCACCTTATTCTCTAGTGCTTTGAACATCTTCTTCTCAATGGGCGAGCCTTGGATGTGGATGACTGTCACCTTGTCCGAGTCTTGCCCTTTGCGATCTGCCCTTGCAATGGCCTGTGTGTACTGTTCTACGCTCATCAGGGGGCCGTAGAATATCACGGTGTCGGCTCTTGTCAAGGTGATTCCATGCGCCGTTGCTTGCGGTTGCATCACTAAGACCCTAGGGTTTTCCTCATTCTGGAATCTCCTAATGATGTCTGCGCGTTTGGGTGGCGTCACTGTGCCATTGATGAATTCCGTGTTGATACCGCGCTTGTTTAAGTGCGTGTGAATCGTATCAATCGTGGATTTAAAAAGTGCAAAAATAATTACTTTCCGATCAGTTTCCTCAAGTATTTCTTCTAGCACACCAAGGCGGGGGGCTGAGTCAAACTCAACAACTTCTTTGTCATCGGTGTATGCTGCACCGCAACTAATTTGCAATAGCTTACTAACGGCTGCAGCCGCATTGACTGCGCTGATGGTCTCGCCTGATGCTTGCACAAGCATCTTGTCCTTGAGCAAGTTGTAGTACTTGGCTTGTTGTGGGGTGAGGGGTACTTCCCGAGTCAGGGTGAGCACTGGCGGTAAATCCAAGCACTGCGCTTTGGTGAACCTGATGGCAGGTTGCAGGGCTTCATGCACCATTGCTTTTGCGTCAGGCTTTGGAGACCATTTGTACATGGTCATTTTGTTCATGACTTTGTCGCGCCACCCAGTAAAAAACATAGGGACATTCGTTGGATTGACAAGCTTGGCCAAGCCGTACGCATCTACAGGCGACTGAGACGCAGGCGTTCCCGTCATCATCCATAGATGTGTGTCGGGCTTGATGATGGACTTGAGGGACTTCCATCGCTTGGTCGTGACTGTCTTGTAGGCGTTGGCTTCATCGACAATGATCAGATCAAAGCGCCCATCGTTATTGATCTCGTTGGCAATGAGGTTGAGCCCGTCATAGTTTGTGATCACGAACTGGTAGTTTTGTTGGATCATCTCAATCCTTCGGGTAGCTTGCGCGTGGTGGGCGACTATGGCTGACCTGTGGATGATGCTGTTGTTCAAGTCCGAGAGCCACGCAGACTGCATGATGGACAAGGGGCACAGTATCAAGCACCGCCTGACATCGCCTCGGTTCATCAAATAGTCAGCCGCCCACAATGCGGATAGCGTCTTGCCTGTGCCAGGCTCAGAGAACACGAATGCTTTCTTATGCAAGGTAAGGAATGATGCTGTCTCGATCTGATGATGCATGGGTGTGAATCGCCCTGGCCATGTGTAACGCTTCGTGATTGGTGAAGGCACATTCTTGACCCCAAGGTTTTTAAGAACGCGCACCTCATCCAAGCCCCAGTAGACCGCTACCTCATAGCCATCATCGTACTCGCCTAGTATTTTGTGTTTAGGAATGATGCTGTATTTGGCTGGGTTCCGCGTACGAAACACCAGCGCTTTGTCTTCAACGATTTGCATTTACTCACCTTTGTTTATTTTTTATTCTTGCCGTAGATATTGC